TCCTTGGTGTAGCCCTCAATGAAGGCCTTGCGCGGCGAAAGCGACTGATAGCCATCATTGTACACGACATAGAAGTCGCGTTGGATAGGGCTGTACCGAACTAGCATCGGATCATTTTCATCAAAAGTGATCGGAGCATACCCCTTGTCTACAAAGGACAATGTCACCTTGCCAGGCACCGTCCGGTTTATCGTCGCGATCTCAAGCGCCCACACAGTCTTGTGGCTCTTGTATCGTGGCATTTCCGCTCCTGGTGCGTCGCTCATGATCAACCTTTCCTCGTTGATAAGAATCTCGTGTCCATTGATATAAAACGAAGTCTTCGCCGTTCTTGCCATAGGCTGGCAGCTCGCAGCAGAACTCTCCGCCTATCCGTTCGAGGAATCTTCGAGCCATCCTATGCGTCGCCAGTGCTCGGGCCTCAACCCGCAGCGCGCCGGCAGCGTATACGGCCGGCTGTAGCTGTTCGGTAATGAATTCAACCATCGCAGGCACGCAACGAATTCCCCTTGGCGACATCCAGCTCCAGGCAATCCAATATCCCTTGCGAACCTGACCACAACCGAACGCGGCCTCAGGATTGCCATTGAGTTCCACGATATAGGCGAAATCTCGTAATGACATTGCAGCGACATGGACTGCGTTCCACTCGTCTATTTGAGCTTCAACCTCGGCACGATCTGATGCACGCATGTGCGCAGCAACATAGCTAAGGTCTCGAAGATTGGCGGGCTTGACCTCACATGCCATCCAGCGGATCTGCCGGCGTCGCAACATCCCGCGTAATGATCACACGCACATTGTCAGGCTTCAGCGGTCGCTCGCATTCCTCACAGCGGCCACCCTCAGCATACCTGGCGTAGGTATTGTCCTTGCCGCAGAGGATGCAGCGGATGACGGCTGGCATTAGAAATTCGCCAATGGATCGCCGCCCATCGCATTCGCAGCCATCGCCTTCTTGCGGTTCTCGGAGCGAAGCGCGGGCGGTAGCAGCGCGTGGCGGATCATCATGACACCGTAGCGGGTAGCAGACATCAGGTCGTCGGCTTCCTTGACGATCTTGCCTTCCTTGCGATGATAGAGCCGGAACTCCTCAAACCATTCAGACAGGTTAGAGAAGATCTTGAGCCGCTTGGTCTGCATCCGGTCCAGCATTTCCATCACGCCAGCCTCGACTCCATTCGTTCCATCCGTGAACGTGGCGCGGTTCTGCATCATGTTGAGCCCGTGTGTCTCGTATTGCTTGGCCAACTGCTCGCCAGAGCCCTTATCGTGCTGCAGACCGTCATGCGGCCACGCCCACGGCATCCATGTGCTCCAGGCCTTGAGCGCAGCAGCGTGCAGAATTGGCGTCTCCTGGCGCGCACGGTAGGCCTTAGTCACGTAAATCACATCACTCTCAGGGTCGAATACCAGTTCAACAGCCCCGAACGGATGGTCCCAGCCGAAGTCCATGGCGCCTAGCCGCGGCCAATATACCGGCATCTGGAACGGCGCGACCGATATTTCCTCTTCCGAGATCGGGAAGATGCGACCAGAGCCCAGAACCGGTGTGCCCTTGGCCCGAGCCTCACGCTCATGAGCCGGGAAGCTTGCAATGATGCGAGCACGCTCCTCAACTGGAATGTGCAGCGCGTCATCAATTGTCATATTGGTATCGTGGCGGTCGCCCGAGTTGTTCACCAAGAACCGCCTCACAACTTCCGACATGCCGAGCAATGGCGTGAACGTCAGGTAGACCAGACCCCCCGTCGCGATCGTGCGCGCCAGGCCCTCGTCATAGATATCAGCCGGTGATTCCTCATCCAGCCAAAGCACATGAACCGGCGGGCCTTGCCACTTCTGCCGGCCCTGCTCGTAATATTTGAACCGCAGCGTCGAGAGACCTCCCGACACATGCTTGATCTTCACATAGTCCAGCAGGTCCGCTATGCCACGCGCTGGTGCGCTGTCTACAATGCAGTCCCGCGGTATCGTTCCTGTCCCAGGCTCACCCAGCGGGCCAATTAGAACCCTCTGGACGTTATCTCGCGTCGTCTCGCCGGTCACACCCGCGGCCCACATCATGATCGGCGTATCAAACCGACGTCCCCTCCACCATGAAGGGTACTGCCCGGTCAGATGATATGCGCCTTCACAACCCCCGCAGAACGTCTTGCCGTTCTGGTTGCCTGCTCTCAGTAGCCGTTCGCGGTACTTCGCGCCGGCATCATGGAACGTGCGCTGCTTGTCATATGGCTGGTAAAGCGCAAGCCGGCTGTATTGCAGGTCTTCCAGCTCAGCCAGAAGCTGATCAAGCTGATCCGGCGGGAGTTCCGATACGATCGACTCCCAATTGCTTTGCAATGCCAACGACCCGTTCCCGCTTTTGCTCGACCGTCAGCCCTTCAAACTCGCCGGGCTTGCCGACTTCCTTGCGCTCGACGAACATGCCGAGTTCCTTACCGACCAGCTCCAGGGCGCGATTGGCTCCAGAACTATCAAAAACGAATGCTGGCGCTCGTTCACCAGAAGGTGTTTCAACCATTACCGGCTTGCCTTGCTTATCCAGCACAGGCTTGGCCTGCATTGTCCGCTCGGCTACCGTCATGAGCCTTTCCAGTACCCATTCACGGGAAACCTGTACGTTTACCGCAGCTCTCGTCATCAATTCGTCAACGCGAGCACGGATTTCGTCATTTTTCGTCAGCCGAGTGGAGTTCCGAGGATCAGAATACCCCGCTTCTTCCATCGCCTCAGTAGCCGACTTCCCCGCCGCAAGTCCTTGAGCAAATTTCTCATGACGGGGATTATCGAGGATTGGCACGGCTCAGCTCACCCGCGGCTTGACATCAACCGGGCTGGAATGAGCAGCCATCTCTTCCTTGTCCTTCCAGCCGAAGCCATCGACGGAGCCGAACTCGCCGCCGCGGCGCATGCCGATCGTGACGCCAGGGCCGACCTGCTGATAGGTGTAGTTCTCGGCTACCTCGTTGTCTTCCTCGGTCAGGGCTTCCGCGATCTCCGGCGGGCCGGCTTCCATGATCGAGATGTTGATCACTTCGTCGCGGACGTTGCTCGGATCGTTGGCCTCTTCGATATGCTGGATCGTGGCCCAGCGGTTGGTCGCGTAGACCTTGGCGCGGGCTTCGCGGCTGTCCTTGACCGAAAGTGGCTTGTTGGCCGACTGGGTCGATTTTGACGGCTCGGGTTTGGCTTGAGCGTCTGTCTGAGCCTGCCGGCTGGCAGCTACCCGGGCACTTGCAGCATCCGCCTTAGCCTGAGCATCTGCTCGGCGCTGGGCGTCTTGGTTGAGTTCTTCGGCCATGACGGCTCCTCAAATGATTGGAGAAATGGGTTAGGGAGGCGTTTAGGGAAGCCTCGCAAGGAGTTCGTCAATGCGGGATTCGATCGAGTCGACCGCAGCCTGTGCGTCGCCACCATCGCCCGGGTTCGAATTGGCGCGGGCAAGCAGTTCATCCACCTTCTGAGCAAGGGTGGAGATCTTTTCATTCACTCTCGAAAGGTCAGCCATTGGTGCAATCCTTTGTTTGGAGTTGAAACCAGAACGTAAGTCGGGTTTTTCAGTTCCGTCATCAGCAACCCCGACAGATTGACGGCGATCTGCCCGGGTCTGGAATTGGTTGGTCGAGACTACCGGAGAAACCGTGGCCCGAAGTACGGGCCGCCTCCCAACATGCCGAGTGCGGTCAGAAGCCATGTGAGCAGGATAATTACGCAGAGTAATCCGATCACGACCTTGCCCCATCTGTAAACCTCCGGGTCAATGTCCTTGTTGAACACCCAGCGGAATGCCCAAACGAGAGCGAAGGCTATCAGGATGACGATTGCGCAGTAGAGCAGCGCGTAGAGGAAGCCGATTAGGATGCCGCCCATGCTGACCCCATGAAAAACCCGCCGAGCTAATCAAAGCCGGCGGGCATAAACGTCCATGCAGGTGCGCCATGAATTGCGCGTCCGGCACGATGACTGCGGCATATGGAACTGATTTGAGCACGGCTGTCTATTCATAACCCGTTAATCCGGCTTTGCTTTACGTATGGCGCGTGCAGCCAACCGCCAAGCTTGTGAATAAGTTGGGTTACCTCCGAGGCCCTCGACAATCTTCGCTGCCTTCTCCAGCGTCCTACGCTCGATATCCTCGCGCTCCAGCTTTGTGATGGTGGTGAATGATACCGCTTCCGGCGCGTGGTCGAGTAACGTCATGCTGCTCTCACATTGGCTTCGCGAGTGTAGAAAAACTGTTGCTTGCCGGGCGGCAGGAACTCCAGCTTCCCGTTCTTGCGGCCGCGGACGACGGTCATCATGTCTGCGAATTCGCCTTCCATGATCCGGACGACGGCTCCAACAGGGATACGGTTGTTGCGCTTCACAAGATTGCCGGTCTCTGGATCCTTATCCCATATCCCATTTGCCTCACTGCTCACGAAATCCCACTCCCCAGCAGCATAACGGTCGTGGAAGCGCCATACGATCTCGGCAGGTATCTTTGCCGGCGCCCCGCCTTCACCCGTCAGAAGGCCCTCAATGCCGTTGACGTTGCGAACCGCGTAGAACTCACGGTCGGGGATTTCGACGAACACATACCGCCCCAGGATGGGATATTCCTTGGCCTGCTTGGTTCGGGCATGAGAAACCCATTTGCGCAGCTTGGGCCAGAAGGCCCGATAGCCAATCGCAGCCAGACCAGCTTCTGCCCTGCGATGGCAATTCGGATTAGTGATCGCGATGTACCAGCTCATGAAGTTTCCCCAAATGTGATTTCCCGTGTTCCTTCCCAGGCGAAGCGCGACACCCACAAACCATTACGGCCGTCCGATGCCTTCCCGTACTTCCACCACATGGGTTTGGCTTCCTTGGTCCATTCCTGAAGCTTTTCGTATCGGTGATGGCCTTCCGGGACAAAGATAGTCGCGAGGTATCCTTGCGGTCGATCACGCAACAGCGGCTCTGGCTTGCGCTCCTGAAATGCTGGCCGAGCAGCCCGCTGCTTCGCGAGAAACTCCCGATGGTTCTCGCAAGCGTCAACCACCTCACTAATAGCCGGGGGCCATTTCAGCCGGCGCTGGATGCCAGTGTCAGGCATACAAACGTAGGAAATAACATCGTCCGTGAATTGCTCCAGAACGGTCCCAAGCGAAATCATAAACCCCTCAGCATCAGCGTATTGATCCGCCCGATATGCAGAGAACAGGGCTTTCTGACACTTCAGGATTAATTCGATCCTCTTCCTGGAGGGCAGCGAGCTTACGGTCGATGGCTGCGATGAGGCTCCCACCAGAGTGGGCTTTATGTGTTCCATGGTTCCTCACTGTGGGTTGATATTTCTTGATATCGCGCATGCGATTGCGCCACGTCGCTTTCCAATCGAGCTTCACGCCCTTGGAACCAGCAACGCTCGACCAGTAATCGATGAATTGAGGCGTCTCGGCCTCTACGGTTTCCGGTGGAATTCCGATGGACGCTGCAAACGCGCGATCATCATCGTCAATTGAGAAATCCGGTGGAACTCTTGTCCCGCGCGCAATCCTCTTACTTTCTTTCTTTTCCTTAACTTCTACTTGGATAGCCTCTTCTTTCTTTTCCCTTATAATACAGGGAGTTTCCGGTGGACTTCCGGTGGAATGGTCGGGTGGAATTCCGGTGGAATTTCTGGCCGCAGCTTGTTTTCTCTTGCGTTCTCGGTCCCATGCCCGGCGCTTTTCCATCATCGAAGTGTCCGCCGGAATTCCGGTGGAAACGGCCCTCGCCGCCATCGCCTCTTCGAGAGTTGCAACCGAACGGATAATAGTTTCCACCGGAATTCCGGCGGAATGCATGTCCCTAATCATATTGGCGATAGGAGTGTTCAAGCAGCGATGCCCAGCTCATTGAGATACATAGCCAGGATCGTATCGGCCTGCTCTCGCTTCTGCTGATCCTGCCGGCTGATAGACACGGCCCTCCGCAGTTGCTTTACGTCGAAGCCGTTTGATTTGGCTTCCGCGTAAATATCCTTGATCCCGTCGGCGATTTCCTTTCTCGCGTCCTCCTCCCGGTTGATCCTCTCAACCAAAGCTTTCAGTTGTCCGTTATGACCTGCTTCAGGCTCGCTCATTGCGCGCCCTCCATTTGTTTGACGGGTACGCGGTGGAGACTGTTGTTCAACATGATGCTAACACCCGAAGTGAGGATATTGCGCATCTGGTCCGGTCCGACTTCGATGCTGATCAATTCATCCGAACCGAAGGGCTGGAAGTTCAGCATGTAGCGGCCTGGGTCTGGAGTGGTGAGATAGGCGAGCTTGGCAATCATGCTGTCGCCAAGTTATCTACAACCCGAATATTCATATATTTCGGAGTTCGAGTTCTGCGCCGGCCATTGCCACCGCTCGCGTGAACCATCAGGGTTTTCGCTTTCAATCCCTCAACTGTCTGATTTGGATCTCCGTCAAGCTGACAAAGCTCAACCTCATGATCAGAGCCGTACTCTTGAACCATCACAGAAAACCGCTTCATGCTGCACTCCTGTTCTCTATCCGAAGCTGCTTGCGCCTTTTCTTCTCCAACAAGCTCTCCAGATCACCGCGGCGCATGCTGAACGGCTTCTCCTGCGCTATCATCACAACGAGACGGTCGATCTGGTCCTCAAGCGTTCTGCCATTCAGGCGGGCTAGGACGCGATGCAGCGGGGCTGGTTTCATGCCTGCTCCAATTCTGGTCGGCGCTTCGCCTGGACGATCAGGCCGGCAAGGTAGGGCGTGGCGACGACGGAATATCCGAGGGTCTTGAGTTCATCCCTCAGGGCGGCGACGCGGAGCTTCTTCTGCGCTGGCGATCGATCGATGATGATTTCATGCAGGTTCATGCGCTGATCTCCGCTTTGAGCGCGTTAATCCTCCCAGCAAACTCAGGGTCTGACACGCAACGGGCACCAATCTTGCGAATAGCGTGGATCACTGTGGTATGATCCCGACCTCCAAAGCGCCGGCCGATTTCCGGATACGCGCGCGGGGTCATGTTCTTTGCGAGGTACATCGCGATCTGGCGAGGCAGCACGACATCGCGCGTGCGGCACTGCGAAACCATGTCCAGCGTCGTCATGCCGTATGACTTGGCGACGATGGCTTGAATGAACGCTATCCTCGGAGGGCCTTCCGGGCGTGGCGCAGTAGCACTCACGAGATCCCCAAACCACATACAGGGCCACCAATCCGGCTCGATATTTCTTGGAGTTTCGGCGGGCTCTTCGTCGTCGTCGTCATCCAGGGGCGGTAGGTCGATGGGGTCGCCATGGTTTGCAACCAGCACCTCCAGCAGCCTGCGGGAGCTTGCCTTGTTCTGCTTTCGAATGAATCGCTCAAGACCATCGCAATCCGTTTTGATAGGCGGCCTTCCCATTTTCTTTCCTCTGGTTGGTCTCATGCGGTTTTCTGCAGGAACAATGGTGGTTCGTCGTTCTCGACAAGCGCGTCCACCATCGCGATGTATTTTGCGAAGCTATCTCGAACCACGCCTGATGAACTTGCCGACGAAAATTGCGGCAAAGAAATTCAGCAAAAGGAAAAACAGCGCCCAATAGATGAAGGCCATCAGCATACCTCGACTCCCTGCGATGTTTTGCGGAGGATCTCGTGAGCAAAGGAGATGTCGGTTTTGCGTTCGACGAGCGGGCGAAAGTACGCAGCATCAAATCCGGGCTCGTACTTCGAGCCGACCTTCTTCTTCAAACTAGAATTGTCATGCTCAAAGAAAGTCAAAAGGGTAGCGTGTGGCCAACTGTTGATGCTTCGAATTGTCACTACATCGTCGATTTCCGGGTAGGAGTAAGAACCATACCTTTCCCTCCACATCTGCATGACTTTTTTTATGTACCCAGGATCTGCGCCTGAAATGCGCACAACCTTCTGCCCAACGTGGAACGTCATGTCAGCACCGTTGTCGTTTGATGTTCGGATGCAACGTCCAAGAATATTCCCCGGCATGCGACGAAAGATTCTGGAGGTTGCAATTCAGTTTCCTGTCGCGCCGCTGTCACAATTGTGCTCAATTGCACACTTGTTAATCGCCGGGGGGTTACCCGATGGGCAGCGTAATTTGGCCTTCGCGGTTTCATGCGCGGACGCTTTCTTCCACCGGATATAGATCGGGGCGGAGTTCGTGGCGCGAGACGCCAGAAATAAGCTCCACCTTCAACACACGAAGCGGAGGCACCTCTTCCCACTGCGAGACGGCCTGCGCAGTGATTCCGATCTGGCGCGCGAACTCGGCCTGCCCGCCAGCATTCTTCACCGCGCGTTCCAAAGCTTCTGATTTGTCACTCATGGGGACAAACTCAAGCATGGCTTTACCTCAAAGTCAAGCGTTGCTTGGTTGCCCGGCTCAAGCCCTGCTTTATACTGTTGAAATGACACTAGGAAAGCGCATCAAAGCCGCCAGGGAACGTCTGCAGCCAAAGCCAACGCAGACGGATATCGGCAATCTGTTCAAAATCTCCGACAAGGCTGTCTCAGCATGGGAGCGCGACGAGACGGTTCCCGAGCTGGACAAGATCGCAAAGCTCGCCAGAAGGCTTCAGGTGCCTTGCCAATGGCTGCTGGATGGTGTTGGGCCACCACCTGCCCCCGATGCTCTCGAAGTCGTGATTGAGGACTTGAAGCCCTCAGAGCGCGCCGTGGTGAACGCCACGATCCAGGCTCTCCGCAAATCCCGCGATAACGTCGCTTAAAACCCCATAATCGGCCGGTTGCAATTTTCTTTGCCTATTCGGTAAAGCAACGCTTGACTATCGAGTAAAGCCGTGCTTGAGTGCTTCCATCAGATCGGGAGCAAATCAGATGGCCAGCAAGCAAAAGTGGGAAGTCGGACAGATCGTCAAGGTGGGTTTCGTTTCCGGCCTTGAAGTGATCGGCAAGGTTGCCACCCCCGGCGACTACATGCCGGACCTCTATGTCCTCGTGCAGGCTTCAACCCGCCGCATTTATCGCTTCGTCCCGCACAACGGCCTGACCCGCTGCGCCACTCTTCAAGAAGCCGCGGCGTGGTGATCGCGATGAGCAATCCCCGTGTGACCGATGACGACGCAGGCGAGATCAGCGTGACGCTGGACGGCAAAGAGCTGCGCGGCTGGTCTTACGCCAGCGAGGACGAGCGCCGAACAAAGATGATGGCCGCCCGAGAATATGTCGAGGGCTATTGCGATGGGAGGGATGCGTAATGCCCGCAACACATTTCTACGAAACCGATTTTCAGATCGGCAGCAAGATTGTTCTGGTTTTCGCCGAGTACACGTTCAGCGCTGGTAGCCCCGCCCACATGGGCTCGCTGAGTTATGAGGGTCACCCCGCCGAGCCTGCCGAGATCGAGTTCGTAAAGGTCGAGATCAACACGACCGATAAGGACGCCAAGACAGCGAAGTCCGAGAACTACTTCGCCGCTCCTGACTGGCTCTACACGATCCTGAGTGAGGACGATGACGTCTATCAGGAAATCTGCGGACAGGATCACGGGCATTACCCCGAATACGAATACGACGACCGGGACTGACCCCCTCACCCTCCAAGGGCAACGCACATGACCGACATCAAAACCCTCATCCTCACGACGCTGTTCGCCCTGCTGGCGAGCCCGGCCGTCGCGTTCTTCAGCTTCTTGGTGTGGCCCTCGTCGTTTCCGGTGCTGCCATGATCCAGTTCGATGAAGGTTTGACCCTCTGCGGTCGCGTCACCTGGGGCTTCAAGGCCGGGTACATCACCAGCATCAACTTTCGCACCTATCGCGTGCTTTGGCTGGACGGCGCAGAGACCGAGCAGCTTCGCCCGGATCTGGATGACGATCAGATCTCGGAGGCCGCGTGATGAGCAGCCAGCAGCTCGCCGACATACTGCTCGCACAATGGCAATTGCTTTGGCCCCTTCCGCCGGCAGAGCGGATCGAGCGGATTGATCAGATCCGACAAGATTACGAATTCGAGGAACAGCTTCGCGCTGTCGCACACGAGATGGAGTTGTCATGAACGCCCTTGTAACGATAGAGACGCTGACGCCCGCCGTTGTGTTTGCGCCCGGTGGCGTTGATGCGATCATATCAAAGCTCGAAGCCGATGTCCGCGCGGTTGGCACCGATATATCGACGGAAGCTGGCCGTAAGGCAGTTGCCTCTCTCGCCTATAAGGTCGCCCGGTCAAAGACCGCTCTTGACGACATGGGCAAGCAGTTGGTTGCCGATCTCAAGGCCCAGACCGGCAAGATCGATGCTGAGCGCCGGGTCATTCGTGACCGTCTTGATGCATTGCGCGATGAAGTTCGTAAGCCGCTTGACGACTTTGAGCAGGCCGAGAAGAGCCGAGTAGAAGCACACGAAGCTGCAATTGCAGCCATGACGCAGCTGCTACACACTCCCGCCGTCGGCTCTGACGACGTTAGCCGTTATCTCGACGAACTTTCACGGATCGCCCAGCGCGATTGGCAGGAGTTCTCTACCCGCGCGACCGCAACCGCTGACGAGGTGCGCAACCGGCTGAACCAGACGCTCGCCGATATGACGAAGCGCGAGCAAGAGGCGGCCGAGCTGGCTCGCCTTCGTGCGGAGCAAGTTGCCCGCGAGCAGGCCGAGCGCGAGGCTCGCATTGCGGCAGAAGCCGCGGAGCGGGCCAAAGCTGACGCTGAGGCCGCGGCAAAGCGCGAAGCTGAGCAGGTTGCCTCCAGGGCGGCAGCCGAACAGGCGCGTGTTGAACGAGAAAGAGCCGAGGCAGTGGCCCGCGCTGAGAGGGCCGAGGCAGAGAAGAAGGCCGCCGCGGAAAAGGCTGAGCGTGATCGACTTGCCGCGGTCGAGGCTGAGCGCAAGCGCGTTGCCGATGCTGCCGCCAAAGAAGCCGCTGACAAGGCCCGGCGCGAGAAGGATAAGGCGCACCGCGCAAAGCTGAATAACGAGGCCTTAGCAGCCCTTACCGCGCTTGGTATCGAAGCGGATCTTGGGAAGGCCGTGATTGCCGCCATCGCCCGCGGCGAAGTCCCACACATTTCAATCGAGTATTGAGGAGCGCAAGTCATGAACACCGTTCAGAAGATCGAGGCGCCGGCTTCCATCCTGCCCATTCAGTCAGAAACGGCTGCCGTCATTCACATGATTGAGCGCATGGCCCGCGATCCATCAGTCGATCTGGACCGCGTCCGGGCCTTCATGGAAATGCGCAAGGATATCCGCGCCGAGGAAGCTGAGCGCGAGTTCAATGAGGCCATGGCGACTGTGCAGGCCAAGATGCGTGCTGTGGCGAACGATGCCAACAACCCGCAGACCCGCAGCAAGTACGCGTCCTACTTCGCATTGGACCGGGCAATTCGTCCGATCTACTCGGCAGAAGGTTTAGCCCTGTCATTCGACACGGAAGACAGCCCTAAGGTGGAGCATATCCGCGTCGTCTGCTACGTCACGCGCGGATCGTTCACCCGCAAATACAAGATCGATATGCCCGCTGACGGAAAGGGCGCCAAGGGCGGCGACGTGATGACCAAGACGCACGCCGCCGGCTCCGCCTTTACCTACGGCCAGCGCTACCTGCTGAAGATGGTTTTCAACATTGCGACCGGCGGGGATGACGACGGCAACGCGGCCGGGGGAGACGTAAAGCTAGTCACCCAAGAGCAAGCGGACACCATCCGTGAACTGTTGGAATCTACCGGCAAGAGCCGGGACAAGTTCCTGCAGTGGGCGAAGATCGAGCGCGTTGAGGATCTCCGCGCTGATCGTTACGAGTCCTGCGTAAATGCGATCAAGGCACCGGTGTCCAAATGATGCAGATCATCGAATGCGAGCAGGGGACGGCGGAATGGCTGGCAGCTCGTGCCGGCATCCCGACCGCGAGTGAGTTTCACACGGTCATGGCTGTGGGTAAGAACGGCGGCAAAAGCCTTACCCGCGTTGCCTACTTGAACAAGTTGGCCGGCGAAGTTCTGACTGGAGATCCCATGGAGAACTTTGTCAGCCCAGCCATGGAGCGCGGCTCCATGATGGAGGATGAGGCTCGCGATCTCTACGCATTCCAGAACGGCGTTGATCCCCAGCGCGTCGGGTTTGTCCGCAACGGCGAGAAAGGCGCCAGTCCGGACAGCCTGATCGGCGACAAGGGGGGCTTGGAAATAAAGTCAGCCGCCGCCCACATCCAGGTCTCTCGGCTGTTGGACGGGGGCTTGCCGTCCGAACACAGGGCCCAGGTGCAGGGCAACCTTTTGGTTTGCGAGCGCGAATGGTGGGATTTCTGCAGCTACTGCCCGAAGCTTCCGCTGCTGCAGGTCCGCGTCTACCGCGACGAGGAATACATCAAGAAGATCGCCAGCGAGGTTGATCGGTTCAACGTCGAACTGCAGCAGACCGTCGATTACATCCGCCGATATGGGCAGAAGGAGGCCGCATGAGCCGCGCAATTCTCACACTCGACAGCACCGCCCGTCGCGAGCAGGCGATCGACTGGATCAATAAGGCCAAGACCGGCTCAAGGGTCGAGTTCAAGGGGCCTGCCCGTTCACTAGATCAGAACTCTCGCTTCTGGGCGATGCTTACTGACGTGGCTGTGCAGGGCCGTATCGAAGGCCGCCGCTACAACACTGAACAGTGGAAGCTGCTGTTCCTGCATGCCTACGCGGATGAGAAGGGGATCGAGATGCAGTACCTACCCGCGATCCATCGTCACGGAATGGTTCCTTGCGGCCGATCCTCGTCGGATCTGTCAGTTGGGGAGATGTCTGAGGTCATGGAATACATATCGGCATGGGGCGCCGAGAACGGGATCAAGTTCCACGATCAGCATGATTTGGAGGACGCATGAGCCGCGCCCTTCCCGAGTGGATTGGTAAGCACGACGACCAGGCTATCCCGCGGGCCGTTCGGGTTCGCATCTTCGAACGCTTCAAGGCCACGTGCCCGAAATGCACCCGAAAGATGGAGCCCGGGAAATGGCAGATGGACCACATCAAGGCTCTTATTAACGGAGGGGAGCATCGCGAGGCCAATCTTTGGCCTCTCTGCACTTCGCCTTGTCACTCGCAAAAGACAAAGACCGACGTAGCGCAGAAGTCCAAGGACTACCGCGTTCGCGCCAAGCACAACGGAGTTGAGTTGCGGCGAGGCCCGAAGATCCAATCAGCGGGATTTGCTAAGCGCCCGCCACAGCGCACGGCATCGCGGCCA